TCTGAAAAAGTAATAGAAGATCCACCAGAAGATGCTGAATCTTTTTTGTTTTTTGATGATCCATGTTTTTTTTCATCTGGTTTAGATGGGGTTTGGGCAGCACTTTTTGGCCCAGAACGCGCATCTAAAGAAGAATTAGAAAAAAACTCTTTTATTTTATCAGAAAAATCGAATTCCATTGTATTTTTGTTACACTTTTTTATTAAGATTCGCATGTAGAACATGCATTGATTGATCGAGCTAATTCTTGAGATGGATTGCTAGAGCGTTGATAATAAAGACTTTTAATGCCTTGTTCCCAAGCAAAGATCATTAGTTCATTAATTTCTTTTGGTTTAGTGGAGGCTGGAACCATAATGTTGAGGCTTTGTCCTTGGTCAATATACTTCTGTCTTTGTGCAGCTTGGATAATGATTTCTTTTTGAGAAATTTCTCCGAAAGTCTTAAATACATCTTTTTCATCTTGAGTAAAGAATGAAAGATGTTGAACAGATCCGCCATGAGAAAGTATGTCTCTCCAAGCTTCTGGAGTATTCATATTCTTTTCTTTAAGTAAATTAGCAAGATGAGGATTCTTGAATGTGAATTTGCCTTTAGCAAGATCTTTAACATAATAATTGCTATTAAGAGGTTCGATTGATGGTGATACTTGCCCCAAAATAAATGAACTAGAAGTTGTCGGAGCCACTGCGAGAGTGGTTGAATTTCTACGACTATAACCTTTTAGCAATTCTGGTTCGCCAAAGAGTTCTGCTAATTCTTGAGTTGCTTTATCAGCTTTATCACGAATAGTTTTCCAAATTTCGATATTAAGAATTTTTGCATCCATCGACTCAAAGCCAATTAGCTTTGATTGGAGCAGAGAGTGCCATCCAAGGACTCCTACACCTAATGCTCTCTGGTTGATAGCAAATTTTCTAGGAGCCTCCATGAAGGCTACTCCATCTGTCTTATCAATAAACTCAGTCATCACCGCATCTAAGAAATAAACAAGAGTTTCAATAGCGTCTGTGCCAATCATTGCATCCCATCGCTCAAGGTTAAGTGATGAAAGATTACAAACAAATGATTCATCTTCTTGATTGCTCAAAAAGATTTCAGAACAATTATGAGTGATAAATCCATTACACACCCAATGATGCTCTTCTGAATCAACAGTAACACAATAAACATCTTCCTTACCAACATATTCAATAGATTGAACTTTATAGAATTTTTTGGTATTATTTCGATATTCTCTATCTTCTATAAAAATATTTTTCCTTTTGAGAAAATTAGTATTTTCATCGAAAATCAATGCATCGTTTTTATTACCAATGATCAACCTAAAGCAATCTTTAGTTTCATAATATTTACTACTTCCCTTGCCGTCAGGTAATAAAGTTTGTCCAGATTTTCTAAGAATTCTAATAGAAGATTGCATTCCAAGGTTTGCCAAAATTATTTGAAGTTCCGATAAAAACTCTTTATTAATCGAAGCTAATGATATTTGAATAGGTTCTCCAGATGATTTAGATTTAAATGCTGTTCCATCTGCATAATATAAGCCTCTAACATATTGCCATTGAGTTTCTTCATCAGAAGACCAAATCCAATCTGGAACGTATCCTTTTTCAAAATTTAAAGCTTTCTTCAAAGCTTTACCACATAATCTTTTTTTAGAATCAGAACCTTCTTGAACAACACAATCAAAAAATTTAGGATTATTATATGCTCTATTATTATAGAGTGATATTTGAGTATTATACTTATCGCATACATAGTCATGATAACATTGAACTTCTTCTAAAAGATCAAAATCATTTTCCCATAAATCAAGGATAATGAAGTCTTTATTTTGAGTGCCATCCGCTTGATATAAGCCGAGCAGGAATGCTTCTTTGGGCATATTATTGTCTCCAAATATGCCTTTATTTGTTTGAATTGCTACTGAATCTCCTATTTTAAGATCTTCACAAGCTATATTTTTTGTAACTATTGCTTGAGGTTTATTTTGCTTTTGAATTCTTCTATCAAGAATAGAGATTTTATGATAAGATGTAATAGTATGAGACATTCCATTTTCTAATGTAATCTTGAAAACATCTGCATCATTTTCAATCAATTTCATCGCAGAGGAATTTACTAATTTATTATTATCAAATAATTGAATTTCTTCACCAATTTCATAAAGCTCTTTAGCTGTCAAAAGACCTAGTGATGAAACTACTCTTTGATCGCCTGTCACGCAAAGATTAGAATTATTAATCTTTAACCCTTTGTCTTTATAAACTTGTGGAGCTTGATCATTAGCATTATCTGTAAAGAAAATATATGGATAGCCAGTTTCAAATCTCTTCTTAATTACTAATCCCCAAATCTTACGAAGATCTTTATCTCCATCAATCATTTTTTGCATCCAATCATTAGACACACAAACCCCAATAGACATGTCTTGAATGTCATGTCCATCTCCACGGATCTTTAGAAACTCTTCGATATCTAGATGATCAATAGGAAGATAAGCAGCAAAAGAACCTCTGCGAACATTGCCTTGAGAGACTACATTCATAAGCTTATCATAAAGCTCCATAAAATGAACTGAGCCTGTAGACTCGCCTCCTGAGTTAATAGAAGAACCTCTACTACGAAGCTCTCCAAAATAAGCAGAGGTTCCACCACCCATTTTAGTCATAATTCCAACCTCAGAAAGCTTTCCAAGGATACCATCCATTGTATCTGGGATATACGATCCAAAGCAAGAAATTGGTAATCCTCTTTTGCGGCCAAAGTTGCTCCAAATTGGAGAGGAGAGAGAGTAGAACCCCTTAGCCATATACTTCTCAAATTTTTGAGCAAAACCATTAATGCCTAAATATTTTTCGGCAGTATTTGCAATATCTAGAATTCTTTGTTCTGGGGTTTCTCCTTCAATAAGGTATCCTCTTTCCAGAAACTTTCTGGAGTCTTTGTTTAGCCAATAGCATTCGTTTGTCATAATTAAAATAAGTCGTTTTCGCTAAATGATTGATTCTTTTTAGAATAACCCGTGTCTTTAGAATGAAAAAAATCGGTCATATTGTTTCCAAGTAATTCTTCTGTAAACCACATAGTAGATGATAGCAGATCTTGGTTAATTTCAAAGACTTTTTTAAATCCAATTTGAATTAATGATTCATTGATACGATTCTTGATAAATTCTTTAAGAATTGGGGCAGATAATGACTTTTCATTGATACCATTGACCATCCAATCGACAATCTTACTTTCCGATTCAAAAGCTTGTTCTGCTTCATGGGCAATTCTTTCTTCAAGTTCAGAATCAAACAAATCAGGATATTCTTCACGGATAGTGTTGATGATTTTGATGCCCACGAGGGCATGGACACAGTTCCCTGCAATAAATGTTTTATTATCTAGGCGAGTAATAATATTACCAGATGGAACAGTTACGCAATAAACCGTACCAGAATAAGGAATTTCTTCTTTGACTATGCCGTGAGATTTGGGCTTTAAGTTCTTGTCACAAATAGACAATTTAAAGCAATTCTTGTATGATAGCTTTCTAGCACTTTCATTTCCCTCGTAGATATTGGTAACATATCCACCTAAAATAGCAATTGTTTGAACAATGTCAAGATTACCCTTATGGGTACTACAATAACCAGAATGAGATCCTTCAACATAACCGTCCCACTTCGTCACCTCATCAATGAATTCACGACACCAATTCGAAGACTTGTCTTTAAGATTAATCCAATTATTCATGTCCTTGTAATCGACATCTTGTGAGTATCTCACTTTATATTCAATTTCAATTTCATCAGTTTGTGATGTGGTGTATTCGACATCTAGATTGTCAAGAATCCACTGCATACGCTCCTTCTTTCGGTCCTTTGTTAGTCTGAGTGAATGGGTATAGCCCCCATCTTTTCCTCTTGGAAGTTTTTCTCCTGATTTAGTAGTCCAGTATAAATTGGAGCCATCAGCTTGAATCGCAATTCTGAGTCTATCTTCAAAAGATAGAGAATCCACTCCAACTGTTATAGAAATTCCGCCGATTGGGAGGTGTATTTCTTTATGGATTTTCAAATCCTTTGCCTTCTTTCGGATAAGTTTATCGTGTCTATTGTAATAAATCATGTCGTGATTGGGAGTAACCACACACTTATTTCCAGCTCTAGTGAATTGAATCATATCGCCATTAAAATCATTCATGACAGTATGAAGAACATTAGTATGTTGGATTGACCCATCCTCATTATATTGTAGGATGTCATCCCCAATATTAACATCCGAGATATTTTTCCATCCGATTGGGGTTAACACCTCAGTTCCTGCTATATAACATTCTTCGTTTCTTGTATACTTAACTTG